CTTTTTAACAAATATCACATAACCCGATGGGATTCGGGCTGGCAATTTTAAAGTGTTGCCGGACACTATTTAGAAACGAGAAGCTGAGCATCCTGTACTACATACTTTCGCTTCCATAGATCCATACGCTCTACATAATTTACATGCAATTCTGCACAATGATGGTCTATACCGCACTTTGAGGCTACAATCTGAAGTTTTTTCCTATTATCTTCATATACAGCCTCACCATGAAAGAACCATTCACGGACTGCACCATCAATGTTACAACCAGCTAATTCTTCCTTCGAAAGGGCTGCCGTTCCAATAACTGAGTGCAGGGATTTCAATATGGACATGTTATCCAAAGGTGCAAAGTACATTCCGACTTCGGGTTCGAACCTAAACTTCCGTTTCAAGAAGTCTACCGAATCAATGGTAAGATATTTTAAAGCACTCGATTCCTTATCAGGCATGGTGAACTTCTTTCCCACTCGTGCGAGTTCCTCAATAGTAGTGATAATATTAAAATCATCAGCGTTTTCCGACACTGATCCCACCACATCATCTCCATATGTCATAAGAGCAACATTAGTGCGAAAAGGACTCGCGCGCAATGTGTACCTCCGGAAATACACACAGCGCATTAGAAAAGAATTCACTATGCAGTTGATATAAACCGTCAAATTTTGTCCCGATGGATTGGAACCATTCAGCTGAACCAAAGTTCCATCATAAGACATAGTGGGGTAACAAATTTCCGTTGCTATTCCCCTCATTATTTGAAGGTCTACTTCATTGTAATCACACTCTTCTGCAAGTTCGATAATAGCTTTGAAGGCCAGAAACATCTCACTAGGCTTCATTTCTAAATCGTACTTGGAATGATCCCCAGCAAAGATCCTATCCTTACCAAAAGAAGCCACGTGATTGGCTAGTTCGTGCCATTCAGGACCTTGTGCGTTAATGCCCACAGAACATTCAGACAACTGCGGGTGCATTGACAAAAAACGCATGACAGGCAAAAAATACTTGCGCACTGCTAGCTGCAACTCAATCGGAGAAGCCTGAAATACGCGTACCTTATCTTTAGTCACCTTCGTTGGCT